ACTAAAGCACAAATCCTTGGAGCAACAGGTCATGGTTACCGAAGGAGACCAGTAGTCCTGCATTTGTGTGGAGATGCTGGTATTGGTAAAACGCGGTTAATTAATTACATTTCGGCCGATACAATTTCTCTAATTCTTCAACTCGAAAATGAAAAATATTGTAAAGATGAATATAAAGAGGAGTTAAGAGAAAAAGTGGCAAATTACGAACAATTTGTGTATTTTAGACCAGTAGGGTTAAAATACCAGCAAAATTTTAAAAGTTATTCTTCCAAAATTTATGTGTGTGATGATGCAAACCAAATTATGCCATCTTTTCAGGGTGGTGAAATGACTTACCCTATGGAGCTTATTCATTTAAACAATAGTCATGACCATATGCTTAATGTTGCAGAAATTGAAAAGAAAGCAGATGCATTATTTAAATCATCATTAGTTATTGCAACTGATAATATTAAAAGACCAGATTTGTTTTATCTTGTTTGTGAAGATGCATATGATAGAAGAATTGACTTCTCTTTTACTGTTAAGATCAAAGAAAGATATAGAAAAGAGAGAAAAGCTAATGGTGCGACTAAATATAGTGTGGATCTTACACAAATTGATCCAACACAATCAAATACTCACATTTATGAATTTTTGGATGATGACAATAATGTCTATACTTATGAACAAGTGATTGAAATGGTAGAAGAGAAGTTGGTTGATGTAGCAGGAGGACATGTAAATGATATTCAAGTTTTCAGAGATAGAGCACTCAATAGATTTGAGAAAAGAAAGTTTAACTTGAATACACCACTGACGAATGAAATGGCAACCCACTTCAAAGAAAATATTTCCGAAGCTTCTCATGTTTTGTACAATAAGAGGAATGAAAGTGTAGAAATTAAATCTAGTGTTCACGGAATTTTTAAGAAACTTAAGAGGCGAACTCGAAATATTTTTCATAAAGTAAATGATAGAGTAGAAGATATAGGAGAAGCATTTGAAGAATATCTTGAACCAACAAAAACATTCAGAGAGAAAGTTGATGAGTATGTAGGAACGTTTCAATTTGCCCTTATTGCATTCTTACTACGCTTTATGTCATGGCAAACAATTAATAAATGGGAAAGAAGAATTAAGAAAACTCGTACCTTTATGCAGGACAATCGCAACATCATCTTAGCAACAACAGGTGTGCTATCTACTCTTTTGCTAGCATACACATATTTTAAACCATCTAAGAAATCTAACCCCAATAAGGAACAAAAGAGAAGAGGTGATAAGACACTATCAGGTAAATATGATGGTGGGCAGCCAACAAAATCTGCACCAAAAGGAAAGAAACCTCCAAAGACACCAGTAAAATCTGTACCCATTACATATTCAGAG